TGTATTTTTCTCTCCAATGATATAGTTCACATCCTTTATAGACAACTGCGTCACCAACATTCATATTAATCTGGCGACAGTCTTTTTTATCTTTATCGTACCCTATAAAAATAGGCCAAGAATTTCCCTCAAAACCTAAATTTATAGTTGCACTTATTTCACAAGAAGGTCGATCTAAATGAATTTTTAATTCATCACCAGGAGCGTACCATCTTGCATAGGCGTAAGTAGGAAAAAGTTTTTTCCCTGTTGCAGCTTCCATGTTAGGAGTTAGTTGTTCTAATAAAGAATCGAATAAAGAACATTGTCCAATCGACCAAGAAAGAGGACATTGAGGATCTTTTGTGCAAAGACCTTGATCTATTAATTTTTTAAACTCTGATACGTATTGATTACAATTTTCTTTATCTAAAAAATTTGGAAGATATATGTATTTTTTTTGTTCGAATTCTAATTGTTTAGAAATCATTAATATTCCTTTCTAAAAAGGAAAATATCGTATAATTAATATTTATTCAATAATAAACTAAGAAGGTTCTGTTGCGTTTAAAGAAGATATTAATTTAATAGTACTATCTGAAGTGTCATAATACCATTCATCAGCAACTACTGAATCGCTACAATCTACCCAAAAAAGAGGAGAAGCCACTTCGAAGGTAGCGTCTTTTACTTCAGCAACTCTTTGTCCATTAGATACTTTTGAAAAAGTAGGGGTGTTTGTAACTATTCCGTCACTATCTGTTTCGCTAGTCCAACTAGAAATATATTCACATGTTCCACCTGGATCAATTAATGCTTTTTTAGCCATTAGTAATACTCCTCAACTATAACTAAACCTGGAGCACCGTTTCCACCATTACCAGCGTTTCCGCCACCCCCTCCGCCACCTTGTTGGTGTCCTTGACCAGGATTACCAGGACTTGCTGGTCCAAAAGATGTTCCCCCTGGGGTTCCACCAGCACCAAATCCCATTGTTCCTGTTGCGTCATTTCTAAATCTATAATATGAACCGGGGAAATTTAAATCTCCACCACTTCCACTTCCGTTACTACCAGGATTTCCACTGTCATTAAATGAAGCGTTTCCACCGTTACCTCCACCTGTAGCAGATAAGAAAGAACCATAACTATTTGTTCCTGGACCAGCAGTCACTGATACAGGGCCAGGTATACTAGCTTCTGGAATATACTCTGATGACCATCCTCCAGAACCACCATGACCTCCTTCACGAGAAAAGTTAGGCGTTAGCACAGCTTGACCACCATTACCACCGCCTCCCCAAACTTGAACTTTAACAGCTTGAACATCGGCAGGTTTTGTCCATGTAGCAGGGTTTGTATAAACTCTTCTTATATAGTTTCCACCACCACCAGCTTCACCGAACTCAATAGCAGTTCCACCAGAATTCATTTTTAAAACTTGATCAGCAGAACCGAGAGAAGTTAACCCTGTACCACCTTTACTTGAAGGCACAGTTGGAAGTTGATCAGCAGGTAAAGTTCCTGTAGAGATTGTAGAAGCGTTATTTAGAGTGACGTTTCCTGATAATCTACCATCAGCAAGTGTCCCTGCTGAAATAGTAGAAGCGTTGTTTAAAGTTACGTTAGCAGATAATCTACCATCATCTAAAGTTCCAGAAGAAACGTTAGCTGCACTAAGAGCAGAAAGACCGGAACCGTTTCCTGTAATAGTTCCTAATACAGATAAAGTTCCTAAAGAATTTGCAAATAGATCGACCATACCTGTACCTGATTTATTGTACATAATAGTATGAGCACCTTGAGTAATAGCCACGCCGTTAGCTGCATGACCTGTTGGAGCAACTGTTAGTGAAAATGAACCGGAAGTATTATTATAAAAAACATATTCTTTTTCTACAGCAGGAACAAATACATAAATATTATCGGTTAAAGTGCCTGTAAATTCAAAAATTCTATTGCCAGCTTCGTTTGTAGTTTCTACGTTTGGATCTCTATTAGCTGTAGTTAAAGTGACGTTAGCTGAACCAGCAACTGACTTAGAAATATAGCCTCCGATAGCTGCATCTACAACTTCTAAGTTTTCGTTTGTATTATTTCCCCAAACACCAGAATTGGCGCCTGCTTCCATTAATTCTAATTTTAATCTATCTGAATATGTACTTGCCATTACTTCTCCTTATGCAGCAATATTACTCCACGTGTTTGTAGAGGTTGTGTTAACAGGTTGCCATAGTTTAACATTGTCAAGTGAAATTATAGCAGAAAAACCTAAAATTGAAAGTATTTGTTGTGTACTTGGTGTAACATTTCCAAGTGTAGAAGTTGCTTCTAAACCTGTTATTACAACTCCTATTCCTTCTCCAACTACTACTGAATTTAGCGTTGTAGTGGCTTCTAAACCAGTTGGTGATAGTATTTGTTCACTAGTTATAGCAACACTAGCTAAACTTCCTGTTAATTCTTCGCCGGTTATTTCAATAAATGTAGCTAATCCTACATTAACGTTTCCTAAAGCTGTAGGTGCTTCAAAGCCTGTTTCAGCGTTTTCCGTAGCTGCATGAACTGAAAATAAACCTGAATCATTAGTAATTGTAGTAGAACCGTTAGTTCCGTCAAAGTGAAGTAACGCTAAAGTGTATTGATCTACTCCAAAAGGTCCTGTAGGAGCAGTGAAACTCGCTGTATATCGAGCAACGTCAGATGCTCTAAATTCATCTATATAGCCAGCAAAAGGAGTACTACCATTTACTAGAGCACCGATACTATAAGATCTATTAGAATAACTTTCGTCATTAATAGTGCCCGAACCTTTTAAAGTTCCGTCTGTGAATATTTTAGCTTCAAGTCCATGTCGAACATATGCAACATGATGCCATGTATCATTACTTAAATCAGCATTGAACGGTGATGTAATAATGCCTCCGTCTTTTATTATAACCCATTTATTATTATTTAAATAAAAAGAAACTCCGTCTGTAGCCCCACCATTATCCCATAGATATCCTATTTCTGTAGTTATCGCAGATCCACGAATCCACATTTCTACAGTGAAGTCTGTATTTCCTAAAGTTGAAGTTCCTGATGTTACATAATCACCTGTTCCGTCAAGTAATAAAGATGACCCTCCGAATTTACTTTGAGCTGTAGATATTTGAGCATCGCCTTGAGCTGTAAATGTAAGACCGCTTGTAGCGTATGTAGTTGTAGCTTGAAGTCCTGTTACAGATATTATCTGTTCACTTCCGATAGATACACTATTAAGTGTTAAATCAGCTTGCTGTCCTTCTTCAATTACAACAGCTCCACCTACGACAGTTTCATCTGAAAGAATACTTTCAGCTTCAAGACCAGTGACAGAGAATATAACTCCGACACCTTCAATAATTCCACCTACGGGTTCTCCCCAACCGCCAGAGCCCCATTCATTGTAGCCCCAACCAAATCTCCAATTTATATCGCCAGTAGCAGATACACCAGTGACTTGAACTTCTCTTCCTTCACCAGCAATTACACTTCCTAAAGTAGAAGTAATTCCAAAACCAGTAACAGCTAAATTTTGACCAGCACCCGGTGTTACATTTCCAAGTGTAGAAGTTCCATTTACGCCAGTTGTTGAAGTGACAGCACTACCCTTGACAACTTCATCTCCTAATGAAGCGTTAAGGGATAGCCCTGTGATAACGGCGGCAGCATCGTTAGATGTTCCCCACGCACCGTCACCCCAGGCTTCTCTACTCCAACCAACCTGGGCTGTTGACATTAACTAATTCTAATTAATGCGTTATTAGCGTCTGCTGTTGGGAATTGTATTTCAAACGTACCGTTTGTAGATGATTTATCGCCACCAAAATCTAAAACACAAATTGCTGAATTTGAATTTGAGTTATTGTAGATTAATGCAGCTTGAGCTGTAATTGTTGAATTTGCGAATGCTACGTTATCACAATCGAAAATCGCAACGTTACCATCTGTTGTAACTGCTACGTTTGCTAATGTTGCTCCACCTGCTGAGTAACCTGTACCAGAAACTTCTTGAGAAGTGGTATAAGCTGTTGTGTTCTCATTTAGTGTAGCCGCATTGGTGTAGAGAGCTAACTTTAATGTGTTAGCTTCTAAGTTTGCTCCAGGTGACATTAAATCTTCTTTAAACGCCACGCAGAGTGCTTGTGTTATTGCCATAGTTCTACCTCCTTATTGGCTACCCGTTAGGGTGTCCGTGCCAGCTACGCTAGCAGGGAATTTGTAATCAGTTCGTCTGCGCCTTCTTGATTGATTATTAAGACCCGCAACGATCTCCTGATATCTCTTATCATACAACGGATAATCTACTTCATTTTTCGTAAAGATAGATGCTTCAGCTAAACAACCGTAAAGTAAAGCATCATCAGCATAAGTAGTTAACCAATTAGTTGTATTTGTATTTGAAAGATTTTGAATACGTGCAATATATTGCATTTCTACTGTATAAGATTGATCTGGTGTAGGCGCTAAAATACTAGTTTCATCATCAAAATTAGCAAAGTATTTTGGAAGTCCAGTTTGAGTTCCGTCTGGCCAGTATTCAGCGATAAATTCATCTGTTTTCATTTCTAGAAATATTTTATTATTTCCGTTAAACACGGCTAAATTCTTTATAATTAATAAATCACCTGGATTATTCATAAATTTATTATTTGAATCTAAGGTAGTAGTAACGTTAAAAGTAAACGCTTCAGGATCTATTTCTCTTAATAATCGTTGTTCTGTATTATTAATAAACGTATCTAACTGATTAGTGAAATCAGTTCCTGTATTTTGCATCCAAGTTTGGATATCTGTTCTTAGATCTGAATAAGTTGTTGCCATTATGTTGCTATACTATCTTTTTTTGCAAATTTATGCGATACATTTCCTCTAAATCCATAAGTTCCGAAATGAGTTAAAGGACTGGCTATTTCAGCGTATATTTTTCCACCTATTTGTTGCCATCTACGGCAGAATGTATAATCTTCACTTAAATATCTATTGCTATCTGGATCAATAATACAATCGAAAAAGGAATAACACCAATCGCTAGAGTATCGTTGATTATTAATAATCTGATCTGAAGTGTATTTTAAATCAGGGAAAGCTTCTCTCATTTTTACAAATACTTCTTTTTTAATTAACATAAAACCTGTAGCTGCATCTAGTACTTCTACAAATCCATTTTCTACTTTAATATTCATAGGATCCGCAAAGTTCATATTATAACCTAATAACTTCTGTTCTAATCCCTCCGTATCTCCTTGTTTTAGATAATATTCAAGATTCTGCCATTCAATCGCTTTTCTAGGATAGATAGCAGTAACGATATCTTTATCATACTCTATTAGTTTAGTAACTAATTGAGGCTGAAAAGCTATATCTGAATCTATAAATAATAAATGAGTACAGTGTTCTGTATCCATAAACTGAGAAACAATAGTATTACGTGCTCTTGTAATTAAGCTTTCATTTCCCATAGTATTTAAATGAATCTTATAACCTTTCTCTCTTGCTTCTTGTAATAATTTAACTACACTATGAAAGTATGCTTCATGCATAAGTCCACCGTAACATGGTGTTCCGATCATAACGTATGTTTCGTTTAAATTAACTGATGACGATTGAGACATTTCCTAACTCCAATCCTATTTGGTTTCCCGTAGCTACGCCTACTTCTTGTCCTGTGTCTCCAAAGGTACCGGGAAAGATTACTGATAATTGATCAGGTACGCCTCCTGTAGCTGAAAGAGGAGCCTGAGGTCTGGCATTTTTTAGTGCTTCTGGATCACTGAAAACTATTGGGTCTAATTGTGGTTGTTTAGGTTCGTATTCGCTAGTATGAACTAATAGTCCGTTCCATTCACGAACCATTTCTAAATAAGGATATTCTAATCCTGAACGATCTGAAATTGCTCTAGCATATTTTCCTCTAGCAAATGGAAAGGAAGGTGCTTTAGTCGGTCCACGTTTGTTAAAAGCCACTGCGATAACCTGGTACTATTCTAAATGTTTCATTTAAATCTGCATCTTTCGCTCTCGTAAATGCAGTTTCATATTCAGCTTTTAAATATGACAACTTATTCAAATCTACTCCTGCTCTTTTCATTCCCATATAATAAGCTAAACCAGCCACCATACATTCATAAAATCTAAAAGGAATATCAATATCTTGCTCACTTCCACTAGCACTAAGAGCTGTAATATCTTCTATTTTTCTTATTCTCCAATAAGTAATAACATCAGTAGAATTATCAGGTGCTGGATAAATATATAATTCAGGTGTTCTGTCTTTTTGTAAATAAAATTGAGTTGCTCTCCCTGTAGTTAATTTATTAGGATAAGCGTTATAGTCAGTTAAACTAATACGTTCTACATTATAGTCAGTACTATCTCTCGTTACGTACATATCTACGATATCTACAGTATCATAGTCGAGAGTATAATTAGGAGTATCTTCAGTTACTGTTACGGTTTTCTTTTCAAGTGTCCATTGATTAACACCACGATTAGCCCAATCAGCAAACATAACATTAAGACTACGTTTCGCTGAACG